ACCCATGGCCACCAACTCAGAAACAGTGGCTAGTTTGCGGTGAGCAACAATATCGGCGTCTTCAAAACTGCGAGCGCGTCTGTCAATAATGAATTCTTCAGGCGCCAACGATTCAACGCGCACTTTCTTGATCGTTGTCTTGCGGCGGATCTTGACTTCGTGAACCATCACGGTTGGCGTTAACTGCTGACCAGTGACCGGATCAATAACAGGTGGTGGCGCGTTGTTGTCGATCTCGCTTTGAAGATCAACCATTTCAACGCCATCTTGGCTCAGCAATAACGTTAGCTGTGCATCATCCATGCCGCTATACGTTTCATTTTTTTGGTAGACCTTTTCATCAATCCACCACTTAATTACACCCGTTTTCCGCACCAAAGCATCTTTGAAAGCGGCGTGAAGCGTCACGAAGAAATTATTGTCTTCGTTCAGAATGTATCGGACGTAATCGGTGGCTTGCTCTGCCATCGGCACATCTTCTTTGGAACGCGGCACATACTGCACAACGTTCTCGCTGGAAAAGAAAATGCGCATAAGGCTTGGCAAAATGGCTTGTACGGTGTCGCGCACATCCATTGAAACAACTTGGCTGCGACCCTCTTCTTCATCGCCAAACGCATCGCCAAAATAATACTCGGTGGCTTTGGCGCGAAGATTGCCAATCTCCAAGTCGATGAAATTGACAGCGTCATAAAGTTCAGCGGCAACAACGGCTTGAATCTCCGTGTCATCCATCTTTTGGCCGGATTTGATGCCCGTTGCAAGTTCCGCTTCAATGTCCATGTGTCACCATTTCACCTTGTTGGCCCAGTAAGCAGCGCTCATTTTACCCTTGGCAATGTTTGCTGCATGGCGTGCTTTGAAAGCCTCGTTTCGTTTGGATCCTTCAGGACTTCCGCTTACGCCTTGCTGGCCAAAGCGAATCAGCTTGACTTCATCACCCGATTTCGCCAAGACAGCGTGAGATTTCGTTGGGTGGCTTGGCGTTTTCTTTGGCTTGTTGTAACCGGAAAACGTCTCTGATCCGCGCTTAATCACGCCATTCACTCCTGGCCTGGGAAGTTTGACCTGTAAAAACGCATAACTTGCATTGTGCGTCGACTATCTTGATCTCTGGTGATGGGGCCGCCAACAAGCCATGCGTCGCATGTTCTTGATGCTGCGCATTTGAAGTGGAACAATTCGCAATACCCAAGATTTGCAGCGTCTTGGACCATAGCTTCAAGATCAACGCTTTCATCGTCATCATTTTCTTCGCCTTCCGCGGCGGCGTTTTCAACATCGCCTTCGTAATCATCATCTTCTTCGCTGTGCATACCTTCGGTAATGCACTCGATCATGCCTGGCGTTTGAATGAATGCTGCGCAATTGCCGCAGCGCATACTCATGGCTTGCTCTAAGTCAGTGTTCCAAGTCTTTGATTTTGCACGCCAAAAGTCATCGTTTGGTAATTCAGGATTAGCTGGACCGTAGCCCACATTAGCAAAAGCCCAATTGCGATTCTTAAGATTCGCAAGCGGATCTTTTGTTTCAATCGGACATTCCATCACATGGGCTTTCGTGTGATGCCGGCTTCAGATAGTGCAATGGCCACGGCTTGCTTGGGATTCTTAACCTTCGGACCTTCCTTGCTACCCGAATGCAATTTTCCTGCTTTGTATTCCTTCATGACTTTGCTGATCTTTTTCTCGGCTTTGGTTTTCATGGAATGATGTCCGTGATGGTGACGTGAAACGAATGATTGTGGCCAGAAATGATTGCCACTTTATCGCCAGGACTAACGGCAACGTATTCGTTGGTGTAAGCAGGAATAATCGGGTGATCGGTGGTTGCCGTGGGATTGGCGCCGGTATTGAAGTGCAAATGCCTGCCATCGTCCGAGCCATTGGAGATTCGCATGAGCGTCACGCCGGTACCGGCTGCGTGCGATTGCTGGCTTACATCTGACGTGGTGAGCATCGTGGTTGTGCCAAATTTGCCCACCATCGCCGGAAGCAACTGACCTTGTGAGTCACGGACAATCTTGCTCATTTGGATCTCGCAGCGCGCATGTTGTCAACAAGATTCGGATAAGGCCGACCTGCTGACTTCGCCATGGCTTTGGCGGATGCTTTCTCTTTCTTGGATAGCTTATCGGGTTTTCCAAGGCTTTTTGGACGTGGTTTGTCCCAAACGGGTTTGGCTTTCATGCGCAAACCCTATCTGAAGACTTGAAAAAAATCAAGATGCGTGTTAATCGCCCCTGATTTTCTTGATCAACTCAATGCACTCGTCAAGCAATTTGTCGGACTCTTCGAGCAACTCTTTGGCTATTTCGTTGCACACTTCCATTCTGACTTCAATCGGAATGTTCTCGACTAAGTTATTGACTGTGGCTTTTACCGCCAATTGATTGAGGTTCATGGCTTTCCATTTTCCTGTAACGCCAAACAGCACTGTTGGATGACATCGCAAGCATCAAAGTCTTGCTCGGCGGCAAACTTTCTGTACAACGCTTCAAGCCTTTCCTCGCAACGTTGTGTGACTTCATTTTCAACGTGATTCGCCAAAGCAATCAACTTGTCAGCCCACATGATCTTATTTGTCATCAAGTTATGTGGCATCTTCAATTGCCTAGCGAATTCCAGCACTTCTTCATCCGTCATGATTTCCCCTCGTTAACTGTTGTTTGATGGCATCGCTCATCTTAGGCAATGGCGACCAAGCAATCGCCCAATCGCTCCATGTGCCTATGACGCACACACCGCCAGGATTCAATAACAACATTTTCACGCCTAGCGGTGGCGGCTCATCGCTTACGGTGCGCCAAGTGGCTTGCCCTGCAACGTAATCCCTCACGCCGCTGGACCGCCAAGATTGAACGGGTTATTCCAAGCCAGCTTCCTGTTTCTCGTTTGTGGCTTGTGATCAATAGCGTTGTAACCGTAAGACCATGCCGGCTTTTTCGCCAAGGATGACTGAACCCTGATTAAGGTTCGCGTCACCTTTCCCTCGTCAAGCAAAACATCAAAAACGTTTTGCACAAGCCGCGGGTTAATCTTTAACTTATCGGCCATTTCTTTGACCGTGACGGGCGTTGATCTTTTTTGTATGTAGCTCAAGCACGCATCACCGCGATCGGTTTTGGCTTTCGATCTGATCCTGTAAGCGGACATCGACATCACGCCACCCTCAGGTTGAATGGGTTATTAAAGTTAATTGCCGAGTTTTGATTAGCCAGTTTATAGCGGCGCTTTTTTCCGCCAAAACGATGCGTGGTATCGACAGCAACAACAACACCGTCGGTCATCATTTGAAGCATGTAACGATACGTTGTTGTCATGGATAGCTTGCAAGCCTTAGCGATTTCTTCGCACGTCAATAAGCCATCTTCTTGCTTGCCAAGTAACGTTTCAATCATTTCCAGTGGCGGCCTTTCTTTAAGCAGAGAATCGCTTACGCCAGGCAAAGCAAAGTAAGACCTCCAGCGATTGTTCTTGTAAACATGCTTTCGCTTAATCAACTTGCGCTCTAGCAAATGCCTCAACAAACGATGAACGCCATAAGTCTGAACATTGAATTGATCAGCAATATCGTTTGCTGATACCCAACCATTGGCCTCGATCGTTTCGTAGTAAGCCTTTTCCGATGTCGAAATAAATTTACCGTCAATCACTTTTCTCTCCTGTTATCAAACAACTGCCTTCAAATTTCTTTTCAATGGTTTATTCCATTTCGATGTGTAGGACTTGCCGTAAAGCGCAATGCCTGCGTCGCTAGCAAAGGTCAACGCCAACGCATCGGCCATATCAGGCGAACCAATCCCGCGCTTGCGCATCTCGTCTTTGCTCTCTAGTTTCATCTTTCCGCTGGAGTTAAACGTGTAGCGCGGTGCGACAAGTTCCGCCAACAACGAATCGTCCTTGGGTAACTTGCAATCGCGCTTTTCAAGCCATGCTTTCATCTTGCCCCATAGCTCGGCGCGCAAGTTAACGTAAATCGTACCCATGGCAGGTGACTCTGCAACGTTGATGCCGCGCGCTGGCAAACCCAATTCCCTGAGTCGATCAACAACACCGGCACCCAACCCAATCGAATCCACCAAGATTTCAATGGGCCTGTCTTCCAATTTAACGGCCTCGTACTCAGCAACCACGGCACCCGTTGTCTGCATCAAATCTAAATTCTTCCACTTGCGAATCTCATTGACAGCGTTTCCTCGCCTTTTCGCCAATGCCGTGGCGTCAGTACCAAATCGCGCCACATCCAATCCCCACACAATAGGCGCATCTTCCGATGTCGATACGTCACGATGGAAAGCGCTGTCCACCAAGTCAAACCCAATCAATGTATCGTCATCCGTTTTTGGAAACTCACCCAAAACGCGAATCCGAAACGCGTTGGATTCCTCGCCATAGCGCGACGCCATATCAGCGATGTAATCCTTCGACACGCGCCTTGAGTCATAGCAAGACACGCGACGCGTCCACCATTCATCCTTCAAACGATTGTGCGTATCAAAGAAAAACCCGCTCGATTTCGTTGGGTTGCCAAGCAAGATCGTCACGGCGCTATGACCTGACATCGAACCCGCGGCGGCTTCAAACACGGCTTCAGGAACACCCGACGCTTCATCCGCCACAAGCATCACATGATCGCTATGCACACCTTGCAAGGCTTCGGGCTGCTCGGCGCGCGATGTCCTTGCCGATATAAACGCTTCCGTGGGTGATGCTTTGAGTTCAATGCGATCCGTTTTGGCTTCTAACAACTCACGCCAAGCATCAGGCAATTCCTTGTGCCAACGCTTCAACTCGGCAAACAGTGCGTCATACAACTGCGCTGACGTTGGCGCTGTCACCACCACTTTCGATGGGTAGCGCGTCAACACAAACCAAAGCATCGCCCACGATGCCGCTGTTGACTTACCAACGCCATGACCTGAGCGCACGCTAATCTTCCTTTCGCCACTTGATATGGCGTCAAGAAATTCTCCTTGCCATATATCAGGCTCAACGCCAATCACTTCGCGCACAAAAAGCCTAGCGTTGGGTCTGTATTTCGCCAACGCATCCCGAAATAACTTCACTAAATCATTACCGGCATCCACGATCAATCACCTTTTTGATAGCCGTATGCGAAACCTTTACGTTGTGACGCCTTCCAACTTCCCACGCAATGATGCGCAGCGAGTATCTACCCGATAAAGCCTTGATCGTTTTCAACGCTTCTTGCTGATCATCAATCGGCACCAGGCGCGCATCTTTGCCGCTACCCTCTACGCCATAACCAAACGGTGGTTTGCCACCAATATGACCGCCGGATGCTTTCTTCGCTGATTGCCCTGTGCGCTGTCGATCTTTGATCACTCGGCGCTCGTGGGTGGCAAATGCCGCCATGATCTCAAGCATCAACTGGCCATAAATATTCTTCTCATCCGTGACATCGCCATGGCCATTGATGATCAATCGAATACCGTCACGCTTAAACGCGTGAACAACGTTCAACGTATCCATCGAGTTGCGGCTAAACCTATCCAGCTTTGACACGATCACCGTGTCACCACGCTCAAGCGTCACACCGTTTGCCGCCAAACGATCCATGAACCCAAGATGCCCTGATACGCCAGCATCCTCAATAAACCGATCAATGGCAACGTTGTGCGTCAGCGCATTACCTTCTACCTCTCTGCGCTGCGTATTCAAGCTCGTCCCGTTGACCTGCTCATCCGTGGACACGCGCAAATAAGCGTAAACGCTCATAACGCCAACCAAATCATGATGGCGTACAACGCACCAAACATAGCGCCGCCAATAACCAAAGTAATGTCTGAAGATTTCATGCATTCCCTCTTGTTGTGTTGATGAATGAATTACACCACGTTTACAGTCTGACGTGTGGCGCTATTGGAAATTTTTTTTCGCTAGCCGACGAACGGTAGGCGTGGGGGCGTGGGGGGTGGGGCGGGAATGCGGAAAGCGTAAGCGCGGAACGCGTAAGCGAATGACGTGTAAGCGGAAAGCGAATGGCGTGTAAATGGCCCAATTGCGCGAAGCGCAGAGGGGCGCGTGTTTGGTCCCGCTCCAACGCCGCCCCGCCGAAAGCGAGAAGGGGGGGTCGAGCGCGCGCCGCGGCGGCGCGACCCGCTACCCGTCAGCCGTTGTGCGGTGCAGCATCCACCGTGTTGTTCTCGTCGTTTACGGCGTGAACATGATCGACAACACGCGAAGCCATCAGGTGCGCTTGGTTCATGTTGACCTGTACTGCTATCTGTTGCTTTTGCTCGCCATAGGCTTGCTGGTTCCACTTCCCTGCTAACCATTGGCGGTACTTTGATTGAATGTTCGCCAGGTTCGCGGTTTGCGGTGTCGCTGTATCGACAATCTCCAAACCTTGCTCCGCCAGGCGATGGGCGGCCAACTCGCGTGCGTGCGCGAGGCCGCGCCTCCTCTCGGGCGTTTTCTCCGCCCACGCGTAAAATTCAAGCGATGTGATTCCCATGTCACGCGCCAAGTGTGTAATTGGCTTCCCATCCGCGATAAGCGAAAACACTGTATCCGGTCCGCCAAACTTGTGGACAACTTTGTTGACAATAGCCGCGATGTCACGTTTCTTCTGATTACTCATCTCCACCACCGCGCCTTGCGCTTCGCGCAGAGCGCGCTCTTCCTCGTCAACCTCCGCACTACCCGCTACAACACCACCAATCTCCGCATCACGCGCTTTCTCATCACTCATCACTTCTTCCCCTTTGTTCGCATGTCCTCAAACACCTTCATCGTCTTATCGCTCAAAGTGTAAGCGTCCTTTGTATCCTTGCCAAATACAGGCTCAACGTCATCCGGCACAATGATCGACATCACTTCGCAACCAGGGATCTCGCGCTTAAGTCTCACGGCTTGCGTAAACACTGGCGCGGCCAGGATCACCGCCAACTCTTCTAACGTCCACACGTCAACGCTCGGACGCTGCAACGAATACGCCCAAGCCGAGTCAGCGTTAGCCGCCACACCGAACACACTCCCATCGTCCCGCTGACCCTCCATCACATCAACCGTCACCGGATCAGCGCCAAGCGATTCAGCTTCCTTCTCTAACGCGTCATACGCTCTGATCATCCCGCCACAAGCCGAACGATACCCTTCAACGTCACGCGCTTGATACGCCAACCGACAACGCGCCAACTGTTTCCAAAACCTTAAGCGCGTTTCCTCACTCACTAATTCCGCCAAACGATCCAATCCCCAACGCTCATCCGCTTTGCGCTTCCTCGCCATGACGTTCACCGCCACGGCGTTCATCGCCAAAAGGATCTGATCCTTCTCTTCAAACGGTTGCTTCAATCCGTCAAACGGTGAGCCGCCATGAAGATCCGTATGAACCTTCCCTCTTCGCTGTTTACCCGCCATAACATCAACTCCTTCCTTTTTCGTTTTCCACTTCCCACTTCCCGCTTCACACTTCCCGTTGTAGCCGCCATGGGAAAAACATAAAACCCCTAGCGTCCTACTTAACCGTCCGAAACATTGAAGCGTCCGAATGTGTGTCTTTCAGACACAC